CGAACCACCTGGTCGCTTTCTTTCTAGGCTGTCTATAAACTCCTTCTGTTCCTTATACTCTTCTAAAACAAATTTTTTCTGAAATTTTATTTCCAATAAAGCATCCTCTGCTTTTTCCTTTCTCAGCTTAGCTTCTTGTTTTATAGATTCTAATTGCCGTTCATTTAATTTTCCTAACTCTAACTTTTCTTTATCTTTCTCTGTTTGTGGCAACAAGCTTTGCGTTTCTTGCTTAAAAAATTGCGCCTGCACCTGTTCAAGATTCAACTCCTGCTGAGCTGCAGTAGCTTCTTTAGTTCTATCTCTAAATAATGCCATTGCCGAAACAACGGCTGCTATAGCACCCAATATCAGCCCGTAAGGATTTGCTTTTAAAGCAGTGTTAAAACCGCGAACGGCTAATGTAGCCCCTGCGGCACTACTTTTTGTTATGACCAGCGTTGTATTATAGGTGCCTGTTCTTAATGTGGCTACCCGGATGAGAGCATTATAAGCAAGCATACCTGCTTTAATGGAAATATATGCTTTACCAATGCCTACAAGCAGCTCCTTATTTTGCCTTATCCATATTAAACTTTTCCGTAATCCTAAAACAAACTTTTGCATATTTTTGCTAAGCTGCGTTGGATCCATGTTGCGAACAAATAAAGTGGCTTCCTTTGTTAAAGCTCGCAGGGTAGGTCCTAATGCCTCATATATTTTCAAAGAAAATTCCTGCGTTGTACTTTTTAGTATCTGAAAATCACCGGCAAGATTATCGAGCTTAGTGTCTGCCATCCGTTTAGCTGAGCCTTCGGCATTATTCAATTTCTCTGTCCACTCTTGTATACGGCCGCTACCTTCGGAAAGCAGAATGTTTATTTCCTGTATCGCTTCGGCACCAAACAGCGTACTTATAGTTGCCTGCTTTTGCTGGTCTGTCATCCCTGCAAGGCCTTTGTTTAGTGTCTCCACCATTCCGGCCATTCCAACAAAGCGACCTTCATCATCGAAAAAGCGCATATCCTCCATTAATGACTCCATCTGACTGGTCGGTTTCGTTAACCGCACAAGGGAACTACCCAGCGCACGTGTTGCGAGTAACCTTTTAAAGCCATTATTTGCCAGTAATCCGATAACAGCATTACTTTCACTTAAACTAATGTTCATAGTACTTTCACTTAAACTAATGTTCATAGCCGCAGCGTTCGGCCCAAAGTAGTTCATGGCATTAGCCAGCTCCTCCATATTGGTGTTAAAGTTGGCCTGTGTAAACGCCAGCTGGTCAACTACCGTGCCGGTATCTTTAGCTTTTAGCTGGTACTGGCTTAAAATATTGGTTGCAATGTCGGCACTACGGCCTAATTCAAGACTACTTGCAGCAGCAAGATTTAACGTTGCAGGTAACGCTTCAATAATTTGGTTCGTTTTATATCCTGCCATGGCAAGGAAGCCCATAGCTTCGGCACTCTGTTGTGCACTAAACGAAGTGGTTGCGCCTGCCTGCCTTGCCGATTTTTCTAAACTTACAAACTCTGTTTTTGATGCCTGGGTTAATGCGGCAACAGTACTCATTTTTTGCTCAAACCCGGCACCTGTTTTTACTAATCCGGTGGCAATAGCACCAGCGCTAAGGGTTAATCCTATGCCTGCAAGTAAACTTTTGGTTTTGCTTAATACTGCATTGGAGCGGTTTACTCCCTGGTTTAATGAAGCAAAACTTTTTTTAGAGCTCGTGCCAATTTTACGTAACGAAGTATCTGACTGCTTTGCATTTTTGTTTAAAGCAGGTAAAACAGCGTTGCCGTTACTGTCAATTTTAATCAGATAAGTGTAACTGTCCGAGCTCATCTAAAATTCTTTTTTCGTTTTGTCGTATATCTTCGAGTATGGCATATTTTAAAGCCCACTCATAATCAGTTAATAAATCAGGCTCTGCACAAATGTTGTAATACTGTAGCTGAGTATTAATGTATTGCACAGAGCCTTTATCTACCTGGGTTTTTGCTTTCTTTAGGAGTTTATCCAGATTGTTTTTTTTTCGGCTACCAGTTCATACAACACTCTCTTTGCAATAGGCATAAACAGGTCTACGTCGTCAAATATCACTTTAAGGTCAACGTCGCCGCCTAAATAACAATCTGTCATCATCTTCTCAGCCTTAGCATAAAGGTCAATATTGCCATCTGCATCAGTTACTAACGATTCTGCCGCCGACAATTCCGGACGGGTTGGTTTTCTGAAAAAGAGAAACCGTGGCTCATCACCGTCAAGGATAGCCATAGGTTTCACTTTCCCAAATTTCGATTCCCACCCCTTAATTTTGGGTTTATAATTTTCCGGTATTTTTACCGCTTTTTCTTTTTGCTGGTTTTCACTTTTATTTTCTTCCATTTAATCAGTATTTAAAATTTGATTTTCAATTCGCAATGCCCTAAATGGCAATTGCACTTTTATGTGCGTATTACCCTGGGTAAACTTTTTGCCGCCTTTCGAAAACTTAATTCCGACAACACGGTCGACAATTGTTTTAGTAAGCGTGCTTCCCTGCTCCGCTTTAGGTATGTAGGCAATTACTGCCGTAACTTCAAGGTCGGTAACTCCCGAACCGCCACGCTTTTTAGCTTCTTCGACAAGTGCTTCGTAGCCACTTTGTAGCATTTCCATGTTGCCGGAGAAAGCTTTATTTCCTTCGCCTATATATTGCGGCTCGTCACCTGCCGCATAGATTTCTTCGAGTGTTTTTTCATCGTTATACTCGATATCGGTAAGCTCTTCTATTGGACGACCGTCCAGTAAAAGCTTAATATTTTTCCACGCAAATTGTGCTGTTTTTGTACTAAAGCCCATTATTCTGATGTTGTTTCAAATCCGATTTCTACTTCTATTTCCTTATGATATGGCCGCGGGCGCACTTTTAATACAACCTGTGTTTTTCCGGTTGCTAAAATGTCCTGGTTGGCATCAACAAGCGATCTAAATCCTGAGATTTCATGCGCTGCAACCATTAATGAGTTTACACGGTCGTCGATATCACCCTGTAAGCGTTTAAGCTCAGCCGGGTTAATGCTTCCGTCCGGTTCAACAGCATAATCGTCGTTCACAAAATCAAGATATACATCATACGCCAAACGCTGAACCTTATCCATTACCCTGCCACGGGCAAAAGAGCTGTAATCATCCGTGTTAGATGTAGCTGTCGGGTCATAGTTATAGAAATAGCCATTACGGCCAAATCGTTTAATTGGAAAGATGTAACCTTTATTATGAATAGCATCCTGCACCGCCGTAATACTTTCGGGTGTACTTTCGCCATCTGTTAAATAAGCAGAGCCTTCGGCAATGCCTAAGTCTCCATTGCGTACACGGCCGGGATTACGCTGAACCGATAAACTTGCGTACAATCCTAATAGAAAGCCCACTCGCGCATCATCGCCACCTTCGCGGCCATGCAGTGTAATTTGTACACGATTGTCTGTACTTTCTTTTAAATCCTTAAGGTTTGGTGCAGATCCATCCCAGGCATAACCAGGCAAAATGCAGCGTGTTGGAATAAAGCTGTTCAGCGCCAGATCATCAAGTAATGCCTGTGCATTTGCCTGTCCTGCAAAAACATCATCATCAATTCCGTCTGTAATACTTGGGACATAAGTGTCTGAACGTTTTGCAGCAACACCCCATATGCGAATTCGCCCCTGGCTGTCTACCAACAGTTTTTTAGCAATATTTTTGGTTTTGTCGCAGATATCTTTAAGTAAAGAATCCTGAGATACAATCATAATCCATAATTCCGAACCGTCGCCGGCATTACGGTAAAAATCTTCAATCTCAGCATAAGCATTTACAGCATTATCAGAGTCGTAGGTTTCTTCAATGCCAAGAGCAACAGCTTCGTCAAGCGAGTATATAGCATGTGGAACGTTTAGTTCCAAATCTGTAAGAGTAACTCCGGGAACAATTAATCCGGCAATTCCGTCTTCAGTTGCATTTACACCACCAAGTGCGCTTTCGCTGTATTTAAATGATACATTTGGAATTCCCATTTTACTTCAAGTTTTCAATTTCTACTTCCAGTTTAACTATTCGCAACTCCAAGGCTTCTTTCTTTTTCTCATCTTCTTCGTTCAAGATATCCTCCTTAGCTTTAGCAAGCTCATCCTGCACCGCTTTGAGTTTTTCCGCCTTTTCATCCTTTTCATCCTTTACTTTTTTAGGCACTTCACGCTTTACGGTCTCCACATCAGCGGTTTTACCGGTTAAGCTTCTTTGATGCCCCGATGCAACGCCTTTATTTCTAAAGGCAAGTCCGTCGGTTGTAAAAAAAAATGTGTTTACATCCGGATGACAATCAAAATAATTTTTATGATTCGCTTTCATAATCTCCTTTTTTTAGATTAGTCAATCTGAACGGGTGTTCCGGCTTCTACAAAGTTTGCCCCGTCATAAACAAACTCAACCACCTTAGTTTTACCGGCAACTCCGGTAATGGTAGTGCCCTGCATATTGTCGCCAAAAATGGTATCTTCGGTACCATTGGTTTTCAACTTAATAAACAAACGAGCTCCAGGCTTCACCGTTTCACCAATGGTAAGGTCTAGCGTACGATCTGCCGTTGCTTCTACCGTTACACCATCAATAATGGTTTGCTGGTTATCAATTTCCAACGCCTGTGCGCCGGTGGCTGTTAACGCCTGCTCATCGGCGTCGCCAAATGGGTATTTTACTTTTGGTTCCATTTTTTAAAATTTATGATTTATAATTTTTTAACTCTGTTTCTCATATACTTTTCAGCTGAGCGCATTGGAAAATAAAAGCCTACAGCCATAATCAATAATGTCCCGAGTGTTTGCATCATGCTTGCGTCAACTTTCCATCCTGCTATTTTGCCTACAAATCCGATGGTAAACAAAATAATGAACCAAATTAAAACCATGGGCCTTATATTTTTAGATAAAAAGCTGTCAGAAAGCATGTCGTTCTGATGCCTTACCGTACCCTGCTCTTTAGCACTCCCGGATTTAATCACATCGCCTGCAGCTTCTACTGCTTTACCAATATTATCCATGCTGTCTCCTTTGCTGAATAGGTTTTTTATATTTTTTACGATTTTAATCATTACTCTTTTTTTCGGGCGCAACTTGCCTGATCCATTTCTGTTCTGCGTATGCGTTCCGAATGGCTATTTAACCGGCTTTCGTGTGTATCCAAACGTGATTCCGTTTGTTTCAACCGCTCATCCTGGATGGCATCTTTAACTAACATTGTTTTTTGTAAATCAATTAACTGATCTAATCGTGTGTAGATACCTTTTGCCCAAATGGATATCGCATTTTTAAAGAAAAACAGCGTAAATCCTATTACTAACAGCGTCACTATGGTATCTGTCCATTCTTTCACGGTCATAATAAATTATTAGTTTCAAGCATTTTACGGATATCATCGGGAGAGTACATTTTCAAAGGATTCGGAGCCGGCAATAATTGAGCGTGTGGATATTCCACAAAACCTTTCCAGTCGCCTGCCCAATGTAAGCCGTTATCTCTTACACCTTGGCCGTAAATGTCCCAAAGTTCTTTGTTCTCGTCGTAGTTCCAGGCTGCCTTTCCACCTGTTAGTGGTACAGCATCAAACGCCATAGCATAATTATGCCAGCTTTCGCCGGGAGCTGCATTGGTTACATGTGACCCATGTTGCGGCCCTACTTTTTGCAAAATGTCTGACAAATAGGAAAATCCATGACTGTTATACCAATCGACCTGCGCGTTAATTTGCGCAGCCGTTCGGCTTTGTCTGAATAACTTAGCCTGCTCTTCCAGGGTTCGAAGCGTACAATAAATTAATAACGTAAAACCACGTAATGCGCAGTAGGTTTTTACACGCTCGGCTTTTTGAGCAGTTTCCGGATTTAACTTTTTTATACTTCGACTTGCCATGACTTTTGTTTTTTTGAAAAAAGCCCGCTCCGCAAAGCGGGCTTTTTACTCTCTAATTAACCAAATTCAGATATATCGATTACGCATCTTTGTCTTGCTTAATTACAACTACACCTTTGTTATCATCTCGTCGGCGACGGCCTCCGGCACGTACCAACATTGAATAAACATCGCCGTAGAACTCAGGCTTTCCTTCGTCGGCAAAAAACTCAATGGTTCCTTTGGCTCTTTCAAGCGCATTTTTTTGCCAGCATAAAATACCTTCATCGTCATCGGTTGCACTTTCAGCTCCGGGAGCTTTAAGTGTTCCGTCGTTAGCATAAACTAATACCGAACTTCGATCAAGGATTTTAAAGCCATGCCTGAAACCAATGATTCCCTGCTTTCTTTCTTCCTCGCTCACATTCTGCATCATGGTTGCCGTAACAATGCTGTCTGCCGGGAATAACTGAGCTACTAACTCAGAAGGCAATACTGCATAACGGTCCTTTTTAGGTACATTTTGTTTGTTCAACTTCGTTTGCGCTCTCTGCAGGTCGTTCAAGATGGCTGCCTTACGGTCACCTGTCGCTCCTGGTGCAGTTGCCGAAACAGCGTCGCCGGAAGTTTTAAGAATACTGTCGGAAGGCAGATCTTTTGCCCATTTGTAGAAAAAATCTTCGGCCACTACCTGTGCAAGATTGTCCCTGTCTTCACCGATAACACTCTCACGTTTATCGTAGCTTAATTCTTTCTTATCGGCATCGGTTATTAACACCGGATCTGATGTAAATTCATCTAATGCATATACAATGTCTGTGTCAGATCTTCGCCTTATGGTTGCCGGTAATGTACCCCTGTTTTTCTCAACATTCCCTGCTCCGCCACTCTGCGGTATGTGAACCACACGTCCGCCAATGACATTCTCGTCGGCTGAAAAAACAAAGTCCAGGAATGAGTTGTCGGCAAATACCGTTTCTTCAATGTGCTTTGCCCATATCTCTTTTTGCACTGCAAAAAAAGTAACTCCCGCAGGCATTGGTATAAACGATTGTACAACGGATAAACCAAGCATTCCCATAACACCGGCTTCGGGTGGTATGCCGGCAGCCATTGCGGCCAGCGGCCCGATAACGATAGCAAATAATATTGCTGAAACTAGATTGAAAATAACTTTCATTTTCTTAATTTTTAAAAATTTTACAATTCAGGTTCTTTCTTAAACTCCTGATTAAACAGCATTTTATAACGCTCAGGATCGTTCTTCTTGATCTTCGATAATCCGTCAGGATCATTTTTAGACCAGTCGTTAAACGTCCAGCTTTTGCGCTCTTTGTCCTTGTCTCCGCCGTCACCGTTGCCGATGTTAGACAAATCCTCGGGCGCAGGCATGCCGTCAAGAATTTCTTTCACGTCGTTAAGCTCAAGCTTCATGTAAACAGGCTTTTGTTTCATGGTAATTTTTTTCGCTTGCACCGCTTCGTCAATTACCCGCTCTTTTTCCTTAAGCTCCAACGCTTTTTCGGTATCTTTTTTCTCACCTTCCAGGATTTTCACCTTTTCGGTTAATTGCTGGTTTTGGTTACGCAGATTTAAAACCTCCCGCACCAACTCATTTTCGCTGATTTTATCGGGAAGATTCAAGCCGGCAGCCAGCATCACTAATAGTGTGTTTTTTGACTCGCTCATTTTTTTGTTATTATTATTGGTTTTAAAAAATGTTGTGTTATCATTTAGGTTAATTACATTACCCTGTTTGTCGTACATTTTAAATGCATTCTTATTGCTGCCAAAAGGAGTAACGCTTATTTCGCGCAATATCCATTTTGTAATTGTCACACTTACCTGCCCGGCCAACATCAATTCAGGATCGTCGCTCCATTCTAAAGGAATAATACCAAGCGATGCCATTTTGATTATACCCTTATCCACTTTCTTTTTTACCGATAAAGCAAACTCATCTTCATCGTCAAAAACAGGCTCAGCAACAAGTTCTCCGTTATCCTTTTTTTGCAGATCCTTCCATGTTCCAATGGGAAAATAATTAAATTCATCATGATCATAAAGCATTAGCGGATTTTTCTCGAATTGAGAAAAATCACCGCCGGATGTCAATACACGGATACCATAACTGTTAACTGATTCATCGCTTACTTTCCAGAGCATGTTCTAATAATTTTGTTTTTTCATTTTTTTTGCCTTAATATTGTCCACACGTTTGTGTAATAATTTCAAGGCAATAATAACCGCATAATAAACACACTCCAAGCCTCCTGCAAAGGGTTCAGCACTTGTAAAAAACGCTTTGATACTTTTTTCTATTTACATGATTTTCATCCCATTTTTGTGCAAAAACAGGAATGGGAAAATACGATAATAAACGTTCGCTGGCACAGTCGTTGTATATACGCGGCAGTCTCACACGTATCGAAATCAGCAGAATTGCAGGGGTTACAGAAAAAACCCTGCGTACGTGGGTCGATAAATACGAGTGGGATAAATTAAAAGAAGCGCAAACAGTAACGCGCCAGCAATTACTTCTCGATGCTTATTCGCAGTTAAAAGCTGTTAACCGTGCAATTGATGAAATTGGCGGAGTTCCCAATAAAACACTGGCCGATGCAAAAAGCGGGCTTCGCAAGGAAATTGAAGCACTGTCCGACAGTCCTGTGCATGTATACATCGAAGTTTTTAACGAAATAACAGAGTGGCTTATTAAATTAAAGCCTCACAAAGCTGCTGAAATTTCAGGTTTGCTTTTGGAGTTTATAGACCAGAAGCAAAAAAACGTAAATAAACCCGATTAAGTCCTGTTTAAGTTTAAATATTAAGCCGACACTAATAGGATGGTGCCAAAAAAATAAAATCGCTGAAAAAAACGCCTTAAAATGAAATTTACAAGTAGAGATAAAAAAGCGCTTGAAGATTACCGTAAAAAAGTTGAATGGCTAAAGAGCGTTACGCACGAAGAAATTGTTGACACAAAAGACACTAAGGCTACAAGAATAGAGCGGGCAAAAAAAGACATTAATTATATGGTGCAAACTTATTTCGGGCATATTGCCGAAGTTGAGTCTGCACCTTTTCATATATATCTTGCTAACAAAATTAAGCGCGAAAAAACTTTCAAAGGTTTTGCCGAATGGCCGCGCGGATTTGCAAAATCAGTATGGTGCACCATCTTTATCCCTTTCTGGCTGCATATAAACGGCGAAAGCTGGTACTACTTACAAGTATCAAACAGCTTTGATGCGGCAAGCGACCTGCTTGACGACCTTAGAGCTGAGCTGGAAGCAAATCAGAAAATCATAAGAGATTTTGGACAACAAAAAAGTCCTTACAGAAAATGGGAACGCGGTTATTTTATTTCGGCAAACGGATACATTGGCCGCGCCATGGGTGTGGGACAAAAAGTTCGTGGCTTACGGGTTGGCTCTAAACGACCTGATTTTTGCGAAGCGGACGATATGGAAACGGAAGAAATTAACAAGAACCCACGCAGGCAGGATGAGCAGGCGTTGTGGATTGAACGCTCGTTAATTCCGACCATGACAGGCGACCGCAGGAGATTTTTCTACTCCAATAATCGCTGGGCAAAGCGCATGATTCAGACGGTTCTGCAAGAGCGGCATCCGACCTGGTTTGTGCATCATGTAAAAGCATTCGACCCGCGGACGTTTGCATCAACATGGCCGCAAATGTATCCGCCGGAATACTGGAAGTCACAAATGTACGAGTTGGGGCCACTGGCATGTCAGGCTGAATATAACCAGGAGCCACATACCGAAGGTAAAATTTTTACCGACAAACTGTTCCGGTGGGAAAAAATTCCACGCATAGACAACTTTGACCACATTGTGGCTTACTGGGATGTTGCTTTCTCGGAAAAAGAAACAGCAGACACTAATGCCATAAAAGTATGGGGTCGGAAAAACGAATATTTTTATCTAATTAAGGCATTTGTTCGGCATTGTAAAATGTTCGATGCTATTGAATGGCTGTTTATGTACAGGCAATCGCTGCCGGAAGGTGTTCATGTTAATTTTTACTACGAATCGCAATTCTGGAACGATGCGCTTGAAATGACTTACGAGCAGGTATATCGAAAATACAGGTTCCATATTCCGCTTATAAAAGATGACAGGAAAAAAGATCATAAGTATGACCGGATCATCGGAACACTGCCTTATTATCACCAGGGGCGCATTATTTACAATATTAACGAGAAAGGATCGCCCGATATGCAGGAAGGTGTTGCTCAGCTAAAGGGTATAGAACCGGGTTATAAAACACACGACGATTCGCCCGATGCCGACGAAGGTGCATTGCATAAATTAAACCGCTTATATGTTCCTTCTAATTACGATCAACAAATTAGTTTCGGACGTTCAAGGCGGCAGGGAAAATTTTAGTAACCTAAAAAAATAAAAATATGTTTATAGCAGACAATGATTTAGGTAACAGCATTTACAACGAAGTTTTACAGGCCATCGTGCGAGATCAACCTTCGTATGTTGGTGAAAAAATAGCACTGGCCATTGACGAAGCAGATGCTTATTTGAATAATCGTTACAAAACGGCTGCTTTGTGGAGTCAAACAGGCGACGATCGTAACTCAATGATTAAAAACATTATTATTGACATTGCCCTGTACCACATCCATGCCGTTTTGGAAGAAACTCCGGTAATAAGGCGCGAAAGATACGATTACGCAAAACAGCTTTTAAAGGATATCCGTAAAGGCGATATTGTTTTACACGATATCGAAAGGCTGACCGATGATGACGGCAAAGATCTTGAAATTAAATATGGTGGAATAAGTAACAGATATTAATATTATGGCTAAAAAAACAACGGATAATAAACCGATAGAGATTTTTAATATTACCCTTTCGCAAATAGATCGTGGTTATAAAGGTATTGATGAGTGGCGTACAGCAATTAAATCGGCAGAGAGCATTCACAACCCGCGTCGTAAGTTATTATACGACCTGTACGATGAAGTGATGCTGGATATGCATCTTTCCAGTATTACCGAAAAACGTAAATTAAAAGTGGCGAACACGACGCTGAGGTTCTTTAATGCTGATGGGAAAGAGAATGAAGTAATTTCGAGCTTGCTGGAAACAGAAGCAGGCGAAAATATGATTAAGGACATTATAGACAGCCGCTTTTACGGACACTCGCTGCTCTATTTTAACAATATATCCGATAATCACATTGATTACGCACTTGTGCCGCGCCGACACGTAAGGACTGAATTTAAGCATATCATTAAAGAAGTGTATGACGATACAGGAATCGATTATTCTAAATCGTTGCATAGCCGCTACATTATTACAGCGGGCAAACCTAAAGATTTGGGATTATTGTCGAAGGCTGCCGTGGGTGTTATTTACAAAAAAGGCGATGTGGCTGACTGGTCGGTTTTTGCACAGGTTTTCGGAACTCCTTTCCGGGAGTTTACCTATGAAGGCAACGACCCTAAAACAAAAGCCATGCTCGAAGAAGTGGCTAAAAATTCAATGTCTGCGCCCTACGTTGTTACTCCGGTAAATACAAATATGCAAATTCACGATACCGGAACAAAAAGCGGATCGTCGCAATTATATAAGCACCTGGCGGAGTTTTGCGACGACCAGATGTCTAAGCTCATTCTGCATAATACCATGACCACCGATGCAAAAGGTGGTAATTACAAAGGCGAAGTGCATGCCGACTCCGAAAAGGAAGTTGAAAAGGCCGACAAAATGTTTGTTATACGGATATTAAACGAAAAGTTTAAGCCTATACTGGAAAACTTTGGGTTTAATGTAAAAGGCGGCTGGTTTACTTACGAAGATAAAGAGCACCTGACCATGAAACAGCGGCTCGAAATTGACGAGAAGTTGGCGCAAATAGTGCCTATTGATGACGTATATTTTTACGATACTTACAATATACCGCAGCCAAAAAATAAGGATAAGGTTAAGGATGATGATGAGTCTAAGGCTAAGGCTAAGGCTAAGGCTAAGGATGAAGGAAAGGACAAAGAGAAAGAGAAAGAGAAAGACAAGGAAGATGGGAAGGAGAGAAAACTTGCATCTCAGGAAAAATCCTTTTTTCAAGCGATGAAAGATTTTTTTTTTCAACTAACCGCAAAAAATGACCTTTCAGATACAGTAAACGACCTGTACACACACAAAACACATGCGTGTAATGGTGCTGAAATACTGAACTTTGCCGACAATTTCATTAATATTGATGCGCTAACGAGCCAGGCGCTTATGGCTGTTTATTCCGGAGTAACACCTCCCAACGGAATTGACCCGTCGCTTTGGCGTATTTCATTCCAGGAGCTAAACAAATCGGTTGACCAGGGATTTGGTGCAGTTCGTTTTGGAGATCCTGACTTTGATTTTGTCCAGGAGCTCAAATATAACAACGGCGTATTTTCGGCTTTTAAAAATCATCACAAGACCAAAGAGCTGGCATCGCTATTGCGCGATGAAAAAGGCAATTTAAAAAGTTTCAGCAACTTTAAAAAAGATGCATCGCCGTTTATTGATCGCGAATACCGGCATCTGAAAACAGAATTTAATACGGCTGTACGCTCTGCCCGTAATGCTTCTAATTTTAGAAAATGGGAGCGCACCAGGGATTTATACCCGAACTTAGAATATTTACCAAGTCGAAGCGCAGAGCCACGGCCGGAGCATAAAGTATTTTATCATACCGTAGCTCCAATGAACGACCCTTTTTGGGCATCGTATTACCCGCCACTCGACTGGAATTGTATGTGCGGTGTTACCAACTCCGACAAAGAAGTTACCGGAGTACCACAACATAACATTAAGCCGGCTCCGGGACTGGATAATAATCCCGGCATTACGCGAAAACTGTTTGGAAAATCGCACCCTTACGAAGCTAAACTGAATAAAAAGCAGCGCATAAGGTCTAAAGGCAAAGTGGTTGGACTGGAAAGGCGGAAATTACACCATTGGGCCTTGAATAATCTGCGTAAAAAGCAATACGAGTTTAACAAAATAGGTGCTGCAGCAATAAACAGGAAAGGTGTTAACGAATGGCTTAATCAGCCTCATAAACATGCGTTTTACAAAAACAGATTACTGCTCGAATTAGACGATGTGGTAAAGCATGCAGAGTTTATTAAAACAGCTGTAAATATTAATCCCGAAAAGAATCCTATGATTAAGGCTTTTCATTACTTTAAAATAGAATTACGTGGCGACAATAGCTTTATTAACATAGCAGAGATGCACGACGGTAGTATGCAAATTTATACGATAACAGATAAGATAAAGTAAAAATGGCTACCAACCATCACCATCGAATTTGCAATTCGCGGCTGAATTGATAACCACTTTAGATTACAAATATACAAATAATTAACAATAAAAGTCAAGTGTATGCAAAACTTTATCAATAAAATAAACCGCATTCAGAGATTTATACAAAGCGACGTGCAGGATGTTGTGGGTACAGAAGCGGTTAACCATTTTAAAGAATCGTTCCAAAACGAAGGCTTTTCGAACGTAAGCGAAAAAGATATGTCCTGGAAAGAAGTTAAGCGGCGGCAAAAAGGCGGCGGGAAAGCAGCATCCAGGCGAAAGATCTTAACAGGCGAGAGTGGCGAGCTGGGCGATTCTATAAGCTACAGCAAACAAAACCGCGACGTGCTTATTAAGAATGATAAAATATACGCCGAAGTACACAATAAAGGATTGCGTGCCGGGCGTGGCAAAGGTTTTATTATGCCTAAACGCCAGTTTATAGGCAAATCGGCTTTATTAAACAAAAAAATTGCGAATAAAATAAGCATTAAAATGCGTAACTTATAAATCTTATTATTATGATTGAACTTTATTTATCAATAGCCGAAAAGCTGTCCGAAATACCGGAGCTGAAATACATTGATATCGACGGCAGCGAAGAAATTAAAACAAGCCCTGCAGCATTTATAAAAATGGGCCGGCTGCCGTGGGAGCAATTACTTGAAGGTGCGCAGGTTGCCGATGTGTCGTTTACCATAAGACTGGACATAACACCATACCACCGCTCGGCTGCCGATGCCCCTGCCAATGTGCTCGATAATTTAAAGCAAAGCCTTGCACCCATCAACTCAGTGCGCGATAAGCTTATAAACGAAGATACATCGCTAATTACAAACATTGTACCGGTGGGCGAAGACCTGCGCAAAACAG